ACAAGCTCTATTAATAGTTTAGTATTACTAAACATAAAAAGGAAAAAGGAATTTGTAATGAAAGCAGTATTACAAGAAAAATATGGCCCTTTAATGTCAGTCGATGAAGTAGCAGAATTACTGCGAGTTACACGACAAACCATGTACGTTAACTTGCAGAAACCAGACTTCGAAATCAAATTCGCCAAGCTTGGCAAAAAATATTTATTCGCTACTGACGACGTAGCTAACTACATAACATCAAACACGAAGAGCGTTAACAACGTCACTTCAATTAAAAAAGAAAAATAATTATTTTTTACCAATCTGCGTCGGCTTCAAATTTGTATACCGCTTTAGTTGGCTCCAATCTCTATGACCACTAACAGCAGCCACATCTGGGATGTCCCAATCAGCTTCAAATAAACGGCTTATAGCTTCGTGTCTAAAATCGTGAAACCGCAGCCTATCTTCCGCAGGAGGTAAACTTTTTTTAGCAAACTTAGCCCACTTATCTGAAATACTGCTGGCTACCTTTGGACTGTCCATTATTGCGTGGTTCGTAACAGGGACATTACTGCCAACACTCCACTCATATTCACGTAGAAGCACCTCTCTCGTAGGCTCAAACATAGGAATTACCATCGTTTTACCCGAGTCAGTGCTCTTATCTTTTCTACTACGAATAGTAATTAAACCCTTACCCGTAACATGTGGAGTTTCAAAATCCAAATCCTTTGGATTTAATCTATGAATTTCTCCTTGGCGCATAGCAGAATCTAAAGCAACTAGACAATACGAGCGCAGCCAAGCATCAGGCATCTTTGTAATAAGGTACAACTCTTCTTCTGTAGGTCTGCGGTCACGTTCCTCAGAAGGACCTACTAATCTTTCTTCCTTTAACAAAACCCGTGCATCCTCAAACGGGTTATTTTCTAACGCAATTTTTTGTACTCGTTTAGCCCTACGAATTGCTGCGCTAATAAAACTAAAATGCTGATCAAGAGTGCCTGCTTTGATCGGAGCACGCCCTTCGAATCCCAGGCGTTTTGCTCTCGCGTAATTCATAACCGTCTCTACTGTTAACTGGTCTAGAGTTAAGTTGCCAACTTCTTCTTGGCAGCGGTTCATAGCAGAAATTTTTGGACCGCCAAAAGGCTTCATAGTTTGAGCCTCATCAAGCGACCATTGAATGATGTCAGAAAGATTTACTTCTTTTTGCTTATGAAGCTCAATCCACGTACCGTTCCGCATTTGAAGTTCGACATCTTCGGCCCAAATCCTAGCTGCTGTTTTAGTCGGCCAAGATTTTGAAACCCTTTTGTAACCCGTTCGCCTAACAACTGCGTGGTGTCTTTTGCTTTTTATCTCGTAAGTTGCCATTTGGATTGTCCCCTGAGTGTCCCCAAGCAAAAGACTACATCGGGAAAGCTAGCTGTGACAAGGATTTTTGGAGGTTAAAAGGATGGCGGAGAGAGAGGGATTCTCTCCGTTAAAATTCTAAGTGTATGTATTTAGTACTGTTTATGCCTGATTAGTGCTGCTGTACAAGGCTGCAAAAAGCCCGTCATATATAGTTGTATCGGGTTACTACTGTTTGTTTTGTCCCCCAAGGGGCACTTTTGTACTGAGCGCCCCTTAACTAAGCAGTACGTGTGCGGCTCCTTTTATTTAGGAACGGTTGGCCAATCTATGCTGGCCAAATTAGTAACATGTGAGTTGTCGTAAGTTACGTCTCGCAGATCCTGACGATACATTTGCCAAGCACTTCTTTGTTCTGCGGTCAGGGGAGAATCTGTAACCTGTGTCCAGTCGCTGTCTTTTAATCGACCATCTCTTATTGTCCTTACGGATAACCACATCTCAGCTAAAGCTTCTGCGTCTGTCTGAACTATCTCAACAAACTCACCATCTACGAACTTGTGAGTGTCGTCACGCCAATCACCTGTGTTCACATAAGCAGTTGTCCCTTCTGGAACGACATTAAAGTCAGAGTCCTGACACAAACCCGTCCCTAATATCGCCCCCGTTTCATTGTCAACAATAGCCCTGTAGATCATTTTTTAACCTCTAAAGTCACAATTGACCTGTCCATATAGTATCCAAACTGATCCTGCACATAGGCTTGTAAAGTGTACGTCCGAGACCCAGACGCTGTGCTTGAATCCAAGAAGTTGAAGGGTACAAAAACAGTTTCAGGAGAAGGACGAACGGCTTTTGTCGTAGAAGTAAAAAGCACAGTAGACCCTCTACGGAGTCTAAAACGCATAAGCGCCTGATCGTCGTAAGAACGCACTGCAAAACTTCCTGATATTAAAACAGGTGCTCCGCTATACGTCGCTGTGAGAGTTTGTATCGTGCTGAATGTGGTGCCGCTGCTCGTGCCAGCAAAACTAACAGTAGAACTTGTTGTGATTGCGCTAGGAAACGTCACAGCTTGGTCTTGAATCTTTAGTGTGGACACCGCTAGGTTTTGAATTTTTGCGTTACCAACACCTAGATCTTTAATAATGACCGTTGGTATACCACTAATTGTTTGTGACGTAATCGTCGAGTTGTCTAGTCGCAGCTTGGAAGCGTCAATTGTGTTGGCAGCAATGCGAGCCGCTGCTATAGAACCTGCGGTGATTTTATCTGCGTTCAACGTGCCTATCTTCGCATTGGCAATCGACCCGTTCTTGATAAACGCATCAGCCATGTAGACACCGGCAGCAACTGACTCACCATTTATAGTAGTTGCACTGGCCTGCACGACAAAAGGCACCGTTGCAGTAGCAGTGTTAGATCCACCTCTCATGAGCGCAAACCGGTCAGCGTTAACCACGAACTCACTAACAATATTACCTGCGGCAGTCGTAGTACTCGCTAAACCATAACCAGCAACAGCTCCGTTAACGTCGATTTTGACGGTGTACTGACCAGACAACCCGTTAATAGAAGTCGCTTGAGTGCTAATAGAACTAGTATGGCCTGCAACGGTAGAGCTTACCGTGGTTATGGATTGAGACAGCGCAGTGTCAGCAGATGATCTTGCCGTCGCCTCGGCGGAGATACTCGCGTTAGTATCAGCGGGTAAATTGCCGATTGGGTCAGAAAGACTAGTAGCAAGCTGACTCGATGTAACAGCGCCGGTTAATACTCCCAGCATGTGGTTTACGTCAGTCGCTGTAGAAGCCGCATTACCTGATGCTGCATTGAACGGTCCAATCACACCGTCAGTATTTACGTGTCGCACCCAATAATAACGAGTTACTCCTGACCCCACCGGGTCTACAAAAATCCTACCTGCTTGGATACCAATTAAAATTGCATCTCCAACAGTGTCAGAAGAGTGTCGCCATACTTCGGTGTGGTTATGGTTCGCGTAAGCTGGATAATCCCACTGCAAATTTACCTGCGAAAATGCGCCATTAGCTGAAAACCCAGTGGGAGCTGGTGGCACTGCTAAATCAATTAACCTTGTGCCAGGGGAAACAAACCCAGAGTTGCCAAGCGTATTTGGATCGAAAGGGTTACTAGCTAAATCTATGGCTAAACCGCTATCAATTAATTCCCTCAAAGTAACAGCTCGATCTCGTTGATCACCTCGACGGCCTAAACGTATTTCTACAGTTTCAGCTAACTGCTCCAAGTAACGCCTAAGTTGGATCGATACCTCTGCTGGTATGCTGGGTATTGCGGGTACTTTAGTAGGTTCATTCGTTCTTGCACTCATGCGCCACGGATCTCTTCCATAGATTGCGCTAGGCAAACCTCATCAATAGAGACTGCACCGCTAACTTCCACCTCCCATTCGGATGCAATGGCTGAAGGCAAACGCATAATTGGTTCACGCAGTGAGCCGTTACTTATGTTTGAAGGTGTACTTGTTGTTTGGGTATAAACGTTGTTTGAAAAACTTATCGAGTAATTGGCTATCATCACCCCGTCCGCCCAAACCTTTACGCCCACAGGATAGGACGCAGCGTGTACGCTAACCCATGACATCGAAACGGGTGCTGGTGTTACAAACTTCTTTGATTTCCATTTAAGCGTAGAAGCTGAACCACCACCCTGATATTTTTTGATAGCATTCGCTTCTATTATATATAGCTGACCATCTTTCGGGTCCATGTATCCGCCGCGTACCTCTGCTGAAACTGTCAGTGTAGAGAGGGCGGTTTCTGCTCCACGAGGATCATACACCCAGCCTCCTAAAGTTCCGCTGTCGTTGTAAAACGCTACATAAGTGTCTTCGTGCCTGAAGGCTCTTAGTATCGTAGGGTTAAAATCAGCGTTCCATTGTTTAGCTGAAATAATACCTTTAGTAATCACTTGCCCAGTAGTACCAGTTACTGCGACTAGACCATCAGGGGCTGCATATAAAACATACGCGCCCATATCTACAATACTGTTTTGATTGATACACGCCTGCGCCAAGTCAACTTGAATAGGTGTCATCGCGGAGGGGTCAGTCCCTGTAATAAAATAAGGCGTACCCTGAGTTAGTGCCACAATTCCGTTTCCAGTCGCTGCTATACCTACGATGTCTTCTTCTAAAGTAATCCTGTAGCCAATAGGCCACGCGTGTGGAAGATATGGCTCGGACAAACAAAACCGTTTACCACTAAACCCTGCAAATACCCCATTGCCGACTGAGCACAAGCCCATCATTTGCCCGTCAGGGTACAAAGAAGCATTGTCATCAGGTGGCCCAATCCATGTGCCGCTAGGTAAAACCTCCCCTAAAGTTGTGCTTGCTGCTGTATCCGCATAACTCGTTGTGCTAATCGCTACTTCCGCAACAAACTGAAAGCTAGTAAACGAAGAGCCAGTATTAGAACGATAGATTCGCTTTAATGCTCCGCTGCCCATGTTGTAGTTACCACTGGGTATTTGATTAGAAGGCAGTGTTAACGTCATCGTTTCGGTGCTTGTTACTTTTTGAGCAGTCGTTGCAGGACTTGGTGGTCCTTCTTCTCCCAATACAGTAACAAACGTATAAACATACGAGCGATCCTCTGGGATTTCTTCAGACGCGGCTGTTCCGCTTTTAGCAACGCTTGGCGCTGCCGCTGGAGCTGGCACTCCTAACCGATACGCGACTGCTGGATACCCAGCTCCGCCTGCAACCATAGAGGCAACTGTACCTATCTTGGGATATCCGTCCCCAGTAAAATACAGACGCTCGTTTGTGTCGTTTGGGATAGGGCCAGGAACAGCTTTAACACTGTCCGCTGTCCACTCTAGCCAATTGTTGCTTCTATAATAAAAGATAGATCTGCGAGAACCATTCTGTAGCGTGTGTACGCTACTACTATTCCCTGATATCGGCGCAAGTCGTCCAGATTCAAAATCAATATTTTCAGCGATCTGTGCAAATTGATCAGCAAGCAATCGTGCACTTACTGCTGGCGCAATGCCGCTGAACCTATCCCTTTTAAAATACATATTCTATTTATTCAACCTCTGGTGTTTCTGCATATTGTTCT